TTGCTTTCATGTGCCATTTTAAGATTTGGACCTTTACTAGTTATATTATCTATCTCAAATGTTCCTATAGCATAATTATAATATTTTAAATTTGACATAAATCCAGAAAATCCACCATTTCGATTTAAATAAACATTATCATAATTTTGTTTTACTACATTTGATAATTTATGACGTTTTGTTAAATTTCCATTAATATAAACATCTACTATATTTTGCGATGTTAATCGTATTACTACACCTACCCATTTTTTTATAGGTATACCATCTATATAAATATCTTCATAATATTTAAATGGTGTTTCTGTATCTTCTGAATTTTGATATACATTTAATCTAACTAACATACCTAAAACTGGATATTTATCTTTTAAATGATCTGATAAATTTTTTTTACCTGAATATAAATAAACACCGGGGGAATTATTAGGACCATATATTCCATTACCTCCTTCTCCTGATCTATTAGAACCTTTATGAAAAACATGCTTAAAATCCCGATTTTCATGGTATAATGCATCATTTACATATATCCAAAATGAATAAGTAAATTCTACACCTTCATATTCATTTTTACTTCTTAAAATTTGAACACTATTTTTATTAATTAATGCCTGTGTAATTATCTGTTGTTGTGTTGCATCTTTCATTCCATATAATAAATAAGGTGTCTCTGAAGGTGCTAAAAAATATATTATTAATTTAGATATTAATAAATATAATATGCAAAAAATAACTAACAATAACATTATAAATGTTGCTCTAGCTATTAAAGTATTAGATTGTAAAAATTCTTTACTACCTGATAAAAATTTTTGTGTACTATATGGTGTTGAATTTGATACTTTATTTTTTATACCTGTTAATAAATCTGATGCTGCTTCCATTATATTTATATATATAATATATTTTTATAAAATTAATTAAATACTTAATTCACCTATAGATTTATTGTATTCTAAAAATGAAACCTTTAATTTATATTTATTGAATAATGATCTAGCCAGTGATTGATCAATTCCTTCTTTATATATTTTATAAACCTCTTCGGGATTTAATGCATATGGATCATATCTTATTCTTGTTATAAATCCTTCAAAACCATTGTTATTACCTATATTTCCTAAATACATATTTTTTTTGGTATAATTTTCATATACATTTTTATATAAACCATGTAATATAAATGAATTTACTAATTTTCCATCTAAATATACATCCATTGTTCTTGTATCAATACATAAAGTTAAACAATTCCATTTCTGTACAGGAATGTTACTAATTTTATATCTTGTAAAAGTACTTTCAGTATCTGATATAGTTGAACTATCCGGATAAGTTTCAACATCTACAAATAAATTATTTTCAAATTTATCCAAACAAATATTTAAATTTTTGTATATTTCAGTATTCATATTTTCTTTTTTTACTTTTGTACTCAATCCAGATAAATTTCCCTGTAATTCTGATACAGTTTGTGCATCTATATTAGTAGCTAAATATAATATATTTTTTTCATTGCCAATTTCATTACCCCAGCTGTCAATATAAAACCATACAGATAACATAAAATTAGATGTATTATTTTCATTTAAATCTTCATTATTTATTACATTACTACTAGTAGCTGTTGCTTTCTGTTTTGCATCACACATTAAATCATAAATTATATTTGTTTTAAAAATCAAATTATTTAATGCCCATATTATTACTAATACTAGAACTATAATTACAAATATTGCTAATATATTCATTATTAATATATAATATTAATATTTTTTGTAATATAAATATTAATATTTATTGTAATAATTTTAAAAAATTAATTTTTTATTAATTTTGATAAAAATTCTATATCATCTGGTGGTTTAGTAATATTAAAATAATATATATCTTTAATACTACCATAAATACCATTTGTTTGTCCAACAGATACATAATCACCTACTAAATAAGGCGAAACATTTTTCTTAGAAGCTACTAACTTACCATTTATAAAAATATCTATTATATTATCATGATAATTTATTACAAAATAATTCCATTTTTGATATTTAATATCATCTGATCTATAAATTGTATCTAATTGATCACCTTTATTATTGAATGTTCTAGATTTAATAATTATTTCTCTTGATTTACCATTATATAAAATAACAGGTTTTTCTGCATAATTTAATATTTCTGCATCTTCTGTATAATTTATATTTGTATTTGTATCTTGTGGATTTAAATATAAATAAAAGCTTAAACTATATGTATAACTATATGGATTTTTATTTTTAGATTCTGGTTGAGGATCATATTTTGTTAAAATGTTATATTTATCATTTATATCATTTTCAAATAATTTATGTGTAAAACCTTTAAACATTTTTTCTAATTTCATTTTACTTTTCAATATAGGATTATTATCTAAATCAATTAATTCACTTTTATCTTCATCTCTGTTTTTATTTTTATCTTCATCTTCATCTTTTCCTTGTGTTAAAAATTTTAGATCTAGTCCATTTTCTTTAAGAAAATTTTTTGTTTTTTCTTGTGGATCTACCTGTGGTTTTAAATCTAATTTTGGTAAAACTAAATTATAATTGTAAATTTTTTTTCTATTTAAATTTTGATAATAACCTATTATAGTTTTTCTATTTAAATAAATAGGTCCACCGCCTGACAATAAATCATTTTCATTTATAGTATTTATAAATTTATATAATGCAGGTAAGGCAAAAATACTTAGAATTAAAAGTAACAATATTATTAATAGTATAAACACTGGAGATGGTGTTAATTTAAAATCTTTATGTAAATCATCAGCTAATAAAATTAATAAACAAGGAAGAAACAATATAAATGTTTTGATTTTATCAAATAATGTTTCTTTCTTTTCAGCATCTTGTTTATCATTTGTAAGTAATTTACTTATTTCTTCTGATATTTCATTTAATTGTGGTATAAATTTAATAATTATTGCTGAAATAGTGACTATCGATAAAAATCCAAATAAATACAATAGAATATAGTATGTTATATTAAACTGATGAAAACTGTAAAAAAGTAAAGAAACTAAAATAAAAGTTAATAATATAATTCCTATTAAAATTCCTATAAATTTAAATAATTTTAATAATGGATTTGATAAAGACTTTTTAAATTTATCACTTTTAAAATTCTTATTTTCATCGACAAATTCTCTATTTTCACGTGAATAATTATTATTATCATCTCCAACGTTTTTGTGATTATTTCTATAAACAAAAAATAAAAAAGTAAATATAAAAATTCCTGCTAAAACTAATATTAAAACTATTTCACTTTTTGTCATTACTGAAAAATCTTTATCACGATCTTCATATGCTACACCGCTATCTGGATTATTATTGTAATATTTTGTTCGTTTTCTATTTCTTTTTGTAATATCTTTGATATTATTGACTCCACTAGATAAATAAGTTTCATCCTCTATTTTTTCTTCTAATTCATTAATATTAAATACATTAAAATATTTTATAAATAAATATATTAAGATTAAAATAGATATTAATACTGTAAATAAAATCCATCTTTGACCTTTACGATCACCTGCATCAGTAAACTTATAACCATTTGCAATATAATCTAATATTTGCTTGAAAAAATTTAATATTTTTCCTAATATTTCATTAATTTTATTTTGAATTTTTTCAAAATCTAATTGTTTTAAATCTCGAAAAAATTGACTTATTGACGTTCCACTTGATGACATTTATTAATATTGATATATAGTTATATTATTTTTATTTATAAATTTTCTAAAGCTGTTTTTTTACCATGACATTCTCTACATAATGCTTCTAAATTATTTACTTCATTTGACCCACCAAATTCTAATTTAGTAACATGATCTACTTCAAACCATGCTGATAATTGTTTACTACAATGTTTACAACACCAATTTTGATTTGCTGCAACAAATTTTTTTTTTGTTTCACTAACTGATCTTTTTGTTGCACGACCACCAGATGTTAAAATTTTTTGCTGTTGCGGAGTTAAATTATTCATATTATTAGTGTAATTGCTATTAAAATTACCATTAAAATTATTATTGTTTTTATTTTGTAATGATCGAGAAGTTAAATCAATTATTGGAGCCATTATACTTTGTGTATTTTTATCAATTGGTAAATATTTTAAATAAGTATTAGCATTTACAACCAGATCTCTATAATTTGCAGGATTTTTATTTATAAAAAGATAAATACCTAAACCAATTACTATGATAACTGCCATTTTATAATATTTTTTATACATTAAAATTTTATTGAGTAATTTACCATCATAATAAATATTTAAAACTATTAATACAACTATAATAAATATAATCAAACCTATTTTCATTAGTAACTTATATTAATAATATATTTTTTAATTATTTTATTATTTTATTATTTTATTATTTTATTATTTTATTATTTTATTATTTTATTATTTTATTATTTATTAAACA